AAACTATTCTGCCCTTTGTGGTACTAAACATGAGGATTTAAATGCACAACGTCATTTTTCTATCCCTACATACAACTAATGGAGCAGCTAAAAAGAAAAAAATGCTTTGATATTGAAGCTAAATTTAAGGAAGTGGCTATTTAGATATCACTCGCCATTAATTTCAAACAAGACAGACAATCTGTAAGCTGCTGTATTTTCAATCCAGATATCGATGAAATTGCCCTTCCAAACACAAGAGCAAGGATTCCCCCAAAGAGAAGCAGAGCATTACCTAAGTTGTTCTTGAAAAATTCTGCTACTGGAACTAATACATTTGCTACTAATTGACCAAATGTTAAAGCTAATTCTGTTAAAGCCACGCGTAATTGCTCAAAAGTCTTTTGAGAACTATCAACATTAATATCGATAGCAGAAAACTTCTTCTGGCCCTCTTCAATCACTGCGTTAACAAAGGCTTGACGTTTTTCATAGTTTGTAAGAGAGTTTGTTGCAATATTAAGTTTAGAAGCATAAGCCTCAACAGCTGGATCAATTCTAGTAAAGATACCAAGTTCGTCAAGCAGTTCAGGTTCTAGTTTTGAAGCACCGCGAACAACTCTTTGAAATGCGTCAGTTAAGTTTCGTCCTAAAGCTCTAGATGCTCTAAGAGATACTTCAGAAAGCTCTTCAATCTGCTTAGTATTAAAACCAGCAGACAATGCGATGTTGATGTTTTGAGATGCTTCAGCTAGTGTAAGCTGAGACTGTGTAATTTTTTGAACATTATCAAGAATAGTCTGACCACTTTGACCAATTTCAAGTGCTAAGAGCTTTGTACCACGAACAATTTGCTCTGCCTGTGCAGCTCTTCCAAGAGCGTCAAAAGCGGCAGTAATGGCAAACACGTTAGCAGCTGCGGCAGCATAGACTCCGACTAAGCCTCCTAACCCATTAGCTTGTGCGGAAAAGGAACGGCCAGCGGAAGCAGAGGCCTGTCCTAACCTAGTTTGAGCGCGGCCAACTGCTTCTGTATCTTTGGCTACCCTACCAGCCCCTTCAGATTTAAATCTGGTGGTAATAGTTTGTGTTGCCACTTATTATCTTCCTCTCTTAGCTTTTGATAGCTGATCTTGCTCTTTTCTTTTTTGCGTATAGAACTTACTCAGTTCTTCTTCACAAACTTTTAAAAGTTCAAAAACTTCTCTTTTATCGTCAATCTTATACAAGTCCATTATGTCAAATAAACCCGTATAATTTTTACCAAGCCAGACTCCATTCATACCTTCCCAATTATCTGGTAGAGCATTCATTAAAACTAGTGCTTGTTGAGCTTCGAGAGAAAAAGTAGAAGGGTCTTTAGGTATATCTTCTTCTTTTGGCTCTACCCCCATCTGTTCACATATATCGAAGTACTGTTCTACAGTTACTCCACCTCCATGTAAACTAACCTGAAGGTAGTCTCTTAGTTTTTTGCGTTAGTCTCAGCTTTTTTCTTTGAAAACTGCTCAAAGTCATTCATAGTATCTGTTACAAACTGATCAAAGATTGTTGAATTTTTGAGAAGCTCAATTGCATCATCACTACTATAATCAATATTTTCTTCCCCGTCCATTCCTGAAATGTCAACAGGCATCAAAGCAGGCATATGCTTGACTTTAAGACCTTTCCATCCAAGAATAGCTTTTTCAGCATAGTTTTCCAAGAAGCGATCATTATCTACTTCTTCTTCACGCTGTCGGGTACGTTTGTTGAATTTATAGGTGAGACTTGCGTTGCGAATCTTCATTAAGTCTTCGCGGGTAAGATATTTAAGATTAATTTCAAAACCCTCAATATCTGGAAATTCAGACCAAATAGAAGATTGATCTGCAATCATATTTTTAATTTTACTCATTATTTCCCCTCTTAAGGTAAGTGCCCATCACATATCTGCTCTTCGAAGGTGAGGGGGAACCTGAATTGCAAGTGATAGGCACTCTCTGTAAAAAGTGTTAATGTTCCCCCTCAGAAACATTTATTATTTATTTCTTAGCGAACATTGTCATTTCGCCTCCGCCACCTTTTGTAGCTGTAGGCTCTTGACCGACAAAGTTAACAGACATTGAAATAATATCGTCCGTTGCTATCTGTGGGAACTCGAACTGACAAGCGTCAAGTTGGAATGCAACATACGGTGCTGTTGTTCCACCAATTATAAGGTTAGCGTTAGAAGTTTGCGCTGAAGAGGTACGTGAATCTTCAGAAATATTACGTAAGAATCCAGCAGATTCTAAATCACCTGTGCGAAGATACATAGTAGCAGAACCAGTGATAGCACGAGATCCTGTAAACTGACCAATAGGCTCGTTAAGTGAAGAAAGCTCTTCAGGAGTCAGGTATGTAATATTGTTGTTATAATCAAAGCTTAGTGCTGTAACTGGGAAGACGAACTTCTCGTCAGATGCAGCGGCTGAAGCTTTATGGTGGAACTCAATCGCACTAAGACGATTTTTAATAAATGAGTTTGTTGATGCTGCACCCGCTACATTCATTTGATTGTATGGGTGATAATGTGCTGATTCGGTAGCTGAAGCACTCATTGTTTGGAATCCTGAGTTAGCAGTAACAGAAGATCCGCTATTCAAAGTTCCGCCAAATACAGAAACGGCGATATCACGTGCGCTTCCTGTAAGTTCTTTTAGTGTAGTACCAAAACCAGACCAGGATGTTGTAGCAATTTCTTCAATACCTGCGTCAACGGTAGCCTGATTAACTGTAGCATTAGACACCTGATAAATAACATTATCTAATTTAAAATAGATGTGATTTTCTGGTGCTGTTGAGAAGTTTGATCGAGTTGAATGAGATCCAGTCCCAGCTGCAACATTAGTAGTTTGGAGTTTTCCTCCAGTTACCCAAACAGAACGTTCGTGTAGTCCGTCAGCGTCTGTAGCTACTACTTTAGTATTAGATACCATTGATTGCCACATAAACCAATCTGCAACTGGTTTTACGTTACCTGTCTGGTTGGTAGCCGCAGTGGTTCCGTTTCCGGCTGCACCTGTTTCTACCCCTGTAGGACGTAGATACACTTGGAAGTTCCAGTCAACAGGGTTAATAGCAGTATTAAAACGTTGCTGCGAACGATCAGGTGTAACTCCTGATTCAAGTGAAGTGATATCTTGTGTTGCGGCTGATGAGGTTACTGCAAATCCTGCAAGAACTTCAAGCTTCCAAGTATTTGTCGGTCGCAAATCAGCTGCAGCCGCACCGTTGATAATATCAACAGTAGAAAAGAACACTTCTGAGTTTCTCTGTAGATTAAGAGATGCCATCTTTTTTCTCCTTAATTATTCAGTCTATAGACTGTTGTTAATTCAATTTCTGCGAGACCGTATGGGTGAGCTAAACCTTCGTCAGTTGAAATATTGTCTATGATTATATCCTGTATTCCAATATCTGATTTATCTTCCAAAGAGTATATGACGTGTTCAATATCTTGAACTAAGTCATCGGCCAAACTTTGAGAATTATCTTCTCCATATACATATGCTCTTATAGTAACGTCTAACTGCGCTACCGTCAAATCTTTAGAATTGAAGTTTCTTATTTCGGTTCCAGCAGATACATAGATAGCTGGAAAATCATTTACCTCATCTAAAAACTTTAATTTTCTAAACACATTATTAAATAGGTTGTTGTTATAACCGTAAGCTCCATTATAACTTGATGTGCCTCCGTCTATATTTTTTAACTGTCCTACGACAAATTCAACGATTTCTTTACGTCTAGAAGCCATATCAACCCTTTACAATATTAAAAGCTCTAGCATAGAGACTTTGCACTACTTCTCTAGTAGCTTTACCTACTTGATCACTAGGATTATAACCATACTTATTTAAGTTGTCATAAATTGGATTATAGTAATACATTATAACACCTTTTCGATAATTTGCAATAATATTTACGCTACCCCTAAAACGACCAGTTCTCTCGGTAAGATCAGGTGTCTCAGGATCACCAAACTTTCTCATTGTTTTTCCTAAACGTCTCTGCACTAATTGAGCAAGTTGGACTCCAGAAATAAAACGTTGAGGTTTTTTTTCGTTAATATTTTGAGAGACTAATGCTCCCTTACCTGTTTTAAGACCTAAATTTTTTGGAGGTCTTAATTCAGATTTTATAGTTAAAGGCGTAAATCCTCCCTCTTTAAATTCAGCTGCAATAGATTCCGTAAACGCTAAAAGATCAGTTACTGTATCAGATTTAGCTTTATTCTTTGGATCATTAGCATACTGCTGAATACGTCTTCTGATGTATATCTCAGCACCACTTGATATAGCTCCTGCGTGAGCTTTTACTACTTGTTTAGTAATATCTTTATATTCCCAGCTATTTGTTAATTTAGGTTTAGGCAATACTTCAATTCTGTAAGATACGACCTCTCTTGTATTCGGAGTCCTACCAGCTTTTATAGCTCTTTTACTAGATTCATATCTAGGCAAGATTCTTAGACTAATATAATCAGTAAATGAAACAGGGTCTCGTAAGTTCACAGCAGCAAGAGGGCTTTTAATAAAATTAAATTGTAATTTTCTCCCACCCTTCTTCTCTATATCATATGCATTTACAATTAAAAGATTTTCAAACTTTGCTTCCATAGCTCTAATAATCTGTTCACCTTTACCTGATAATAAATTATTCTTAAAGATAAAGTTATATGCCTCGGTGCCTGTGATATTTTTCTTGCCTATCTTATCAAGTTCTTTCTGTGCTAAGTCAAACTCTGCGGTTCCTGCACGCCCCAGTTCTGGAGCAGTGAAAGATACTCCTGAAGAACTTCCTAGACCTGAAATCTTAGTTTCGAATAATGCAGCTTGCTGATCTTTTAAAAACCTACTTTGAGAAAGCTTTATGCCTGTAGTTTTTTCAAACTCTTTTACGTTAACCTCAGCATCTGGAGCGACGTCTCCTGTAAGTCCTGTATACTTCTTAATTTGTTGTGAGTTTGCAGTCTTTTTACCGAATCCAGGAATTTCTTCTGATAAATAATCGGATAGATATCGAGTAATCTGTGATCTAACAGTTGAAGAAATATCTTTTTTAGCTCTAGCTTTTGTAGCTACTTTAGTAAGCTGAGGGTCTGTATTGGTAATTGTTATAGAAGATTTGCTACCTGTAGTACGTCTTTCAAAAGCAGATTGAGACTCTAATTTACCACTAGGGAGTCGTGGTCGTTTTGGACCT